AGCCATCCGAAGGTGGCAATCGCATTGCACTTTTGTCAGATATTGCTGCAGGCTTGGACCGTTTAAACAAGACAGACAAAGACTTACTTCGTATGCGCTATGCCAATGGCGGTATGGAGTTTGGTGCCCTTGGTGAAACTTACGGAACCACTGAGGAAGCCATGCGTAAGCGTGTTAAACGGGCACTGAATAAGTTGCAAGACAGATTAGGTGGAGAGGCACCAGTGTGGCGTGGGCGCAGGCGCGTTCGCTCCAATGCTGAATCAAGAGCAGAGATTAGAAATCAAGAGGAGCAAGAGTGATTTACCTTTGGTATTGGTATAACCGTTTGAAGTGTTTGTTTGGCTTTCACTTTTGGGTTGGCACACTAGCAGGCGATAATTTTGACGACCCAGTTGATTACTATTGGTGTATGAATTGTCATAAAGAGCAGAAGGAAAGTCCATACAAGGAGGATAAATGATTATCGGATTGAGCGGATACGCTCGCAGTGGTAAGGATACAGTTGCAGAACTACTGGTACTTAACTATGGGTTTAAACGCATGGCGTTTGCTGATGGTATTCGTGAAGCATTACTTGCATTGAATCCTATTCTTCATGATGGTATGCATTTAAACGAGGTAGTACAAATGTATGGTTGGGATGTTGCCAAGTCTAAAGATGAGGTGCGCCGTTTGCTTCAAGTTATGGGTACCGAAGTTGGTCGCAAGTTAATTCATGAAGATGTTTGGGTGTGGCGTTTGTTGAATCAGGTTGCCACTGGTGAGCGCATTGTTATACCCGATGTTCGCTTCCCTAACGAAGCACGCATGATTGAGAATCAAGATGGGGAAGTGTGGCGTATAAACAGACACAACCATGGCGCAGTCAATGACCATATCAGTGAACGCGCTTTGGATAACCACATGTTTAAACGAGTCCTCTATAACGATGGAACTCTTGATGATTTATCTGATGAAGTATTCATGCTAATGCACAATGTGTTTAAACTATGACAGAGGATGATTTCTTTGAACGCTTTAACTTGGTACACAAAGTAATAATAGAAAAGTTTATACAGAAAATTGAGTACTCAAAAATACCTGAGAAAGATGAGTGGTCTAAAGGTTTAAACACTGGACTTGATTGGGCTATCCGTGTTATTACTGGCGATAAGTCTGCTTCATAAATAAACAAGCACCGCCTTCGGGACTGGTACCTAAGCGGTGCTTGCTGTTCTAGTTTAACTTAATTTCCTCTGTCTTTCAACTGCGGGTCAATCAATGCCCAACCCCTCCTTCTGCGTTCTTTATCACGCATCACTGGGGTCATGCCACCCCATATACCGTAGCGTTCGTGGGCTAATCCCCACTCGGCACATGCCTCAATGACTGGACAACCACCACAGATTCGCTCTCGTATGTAGCGCTCCTGTTCAGGGGTAAACTTATCCGTTAGGGGATAAAAGTTTTCCGTTGGTACGCCAGCACACTTGGCACCTTTAAAGTTGTTTGGATTGTACACAAGTGTGTAGTACCTACGCCCACGCGTTTCTACTGCGTTGCGTATCTTATGAAATTTTGGTCGTATTTGAATAACCTGTCGCATTTAGATACTCCATAACTGAGGCAACCAGTATGTCAACGCGTACTGGTCTAGTGATAATTGGGTCAGTGGCTATCTCTGCGTTGAAGGTAAGCCCACTGAGTATGAGATGCTTTTGTAATCCTTGTAATAGTTCTTGGTATTCTTGCATTAGTACCAACCCCTTGAGATGTTGCTACCTAGCGCCTTGCAGATATTTCCGCCATACTTACGCTGGATATATGCAAGTCCTGCCTCCACTTGAACGAAGCCATTGTCGGTGCGTTTAAACCCTACAAGTTTCCATGTTGATGGCATGAACTGGGCAATTCCGTATGCTCCACTCTTACGATTTAATGCTCGTGGATTCCAGTTTGATTCTCGCATCCATAGTGTGTAAAGACATGACCATTGCTCCAGTTTGCCCATCTGTGTGAGCATGTCTACTGCGTAGCGTTGGTATTCGTTCTCATAGAAAGCAATCACCGTGCCTGCCACTCCATCACTGGCTGGTGTGATAGGCACATGTGATTTGTCAAAGAACCTGTCGTCTATTGCCACACTTGCGGTAACAATGAGGAAGATGGCGACCAATCGTTTAAACATTATGCGACCAATTCTTCCTTGGCGCTGATGTTTTGTATCAGGGTCAGTAGGTAATCAGGGATGTCGGTATCGTAGCCTTCATCATCTGACTTGCCAACGATTACTATGTTGCCTACCAAGTGAGGCGTGTTGCCAAAGAGAAACGATATGGCACTGCCTAGTGGATTCATGGCAGAGCCCTTAAGCAATCCCTCATCATCCACATAAGCGCATCCCACTTGTCTGCCATTGTAATCGTATAAACGAACCGCATCAATAACTCCTTGTACGGCTGTTTGATAATCGGAAAGTTGTTTAAACAATCTTTCCTCATGTGTTCCATCGGGGCGTATCACTACACCTTTGGCTTGCTTGTGTTCGCTCATACTTTCACCTTCTCCTTATGTTCGTCTTTGATGTGGCGTATTAGACTTTGATAAGCCATACCATTTCGCAGTTGCCACTCTTTACTGCATACTGGACAGATGATTAACCTCATGAGTTTAAACCTTCCATCATTTGATTAAGTTCTGCATAGGATAATTTACTGCTGAGCCATTTGCAACCATCTTTGGTCTGCGAGTTTTCAAGTCCAGCAATTCTTACCCAATCACGATAAGGCTTTACACCTCGGTATGCCTTCATGAAAATTGTGGCTGATAGATACAGTGGATAATCATTGTTAATCCATAGCGCACAGTTCCATGTTTCGTAGTTTTTCCAACCCTCATAAGTGCCTTGCTTAGTGCCTTGTTTGGTAGGCATTTTTTTCCTCCAGTCTTTGTAGTTGTTCCTTTAGTTTTGCGATGCGTTGTTCCTTGGTCGGGTTATTGTCCAGCCCTAACTTGGCACACTCATCACGATATAGTTCTTGGTATTGCTTGCGGTGCAAGTCTACCAATCTGCGTATGGCTTTTGTTTGAGCAGTTGCGTGTGTTATTTTTTTTGGTGATTCACTCATTAGAACGGTCTTTCTACTGAGTTCTCAAGTTTCTTAGTGAGTTCTAAGTTACGCTTGCGTAGGTATATGTTGTATTTGTTTAAACGAGCGTTGTCTTTAATGGCTAAAGCCAGCACGATTAATGCACTGGTAAGTGCAATGATGATGCCGATGATTTCTCCAGTCGCTAAATACATTTGTCTATCCTTTCTTGTTGGCTATTAGTTGTTTGTATTTTTGAAACCCTGACTCATTGAGAAGTAACCCCGCCTCTGTGAGTAGATGGTTGTAGATAAGTTCAAAGTCCTCGCGGTAGAGTTCTCTGACTATGCGCGTTGCTTTTTGATGGCAATGCGTGCGCTTTGCTTGTATCTTTTGTGCTTCTGTCATTTGTTTTGTCATGGCATAAGTTTCTCATACTCGTTATCTTAAAGTCAACAATGTTAAGCAGAAAAAATAAAAATAATTTTCGTGTTGTTTAAACAATTCAATATCTAAAGCCAGGGGTCTGGCGGCGTGTCGTTTAAACACATATCAATAAATTCCAGGAGGTCTGGCGGCGGTGGTGGTGGGTACGGCGGTGGCGGCGGCAAATACTTGTGTTGTTTAAACACGGTGAGCATTATGTACTTCAGTACATACATTAAAAAACCCCCGCCGAAGCGGGGGCTGTTTAAACAGTAGAGAGTTGCTAGTACCTGTACAGAACTAGAAGTTCAGTTCGTCTTTATCCTCCCACCAGCGTGCATACTTATCTGCTCGGCGTTGATTGTATTTGCCATGATAATCAAGTTCGGTTGCATAAGCACGCGGTGCAGTCGTTACCGTGTCGTATTCGTTCCACCAGTTCCCACCGTAGCCATAGTAGCGAGGCTCAGGCTTGCTCGGTTTGAAAGTTTGGTACTCAATGATTGCGCCATCGCGTACCTTGAAGTACTCACCCTCGGCTGCATCATGGAACCAATCAATCTCTGAATCGCTCATGATTGCAGCGTTCTCCACGGTTTCTTTGGTAGAACCATAGAACAGGGAGCCATGATTAGATTGCCCTATCCATAGCGGTGATGAATTAACACGGGCTAAGTGCAGTGAGCGCGGGTCGTGTTGGGTAACCCATGCAAGGGCTGCGGTGCCATAGAGTTGGGTCAAGATTTCCCATGGCTTGTCTTTGCTGAAAGCAATAAGAGCAGCAGCAGCCTCGCTATCTACTTGCCCAAGACGGGGCACACCTAGTTGTTTAAACAATTCGGTATCGTTGCTGATGTGTCCGTTGTGAGTGAGTACGATTTTACCGCGTGGGATTGGGTGGTTGTTACTTGCAACAGTTGGCGAGCCTTGGGTTGCAAAGCGCGTATGCAAGATGGCAGTCGTTGCGCCATCGCAAAGATTAGCGCCTGCTTTTGGCACGAACTTGCTGGCACTGGTTGCTGCCTTGCTGATAACGCGCCTACCGTTGCGTGGGTTTATCCATGCAGCGCCCGTTGCATCCATGCCACGGTGTTCTATGTCGTACAGCATCTGCCCTGCGAGGTCGCTAGTGCTGATGCGTGAGTAGTGCTTAGCGTTTAAACAATATCCTGCTATTCCACACATAAGTTATTTTTCTCCAGTCTAGTAGTTGGTTAGTGAGTTAAGTATATCATACGCAGCCCGCGCACTGAGTGCGCAGGCAGTCGCCACAGATAACAGCGTTTAAACGCTCGCTATCATCTGACCAAGTGCATGATGGTTGGTGGGGTGCATAGAAACTTTCCCCGCAGTTTAAACAGTTATCATTTGCATCGTACCGTTTGCCGTAAGTTTTGCGCACGGTTAACTCTTGTTTGCTCATGCTCATGATTTATCGCCACTGATTCGTGCCTTGTATAGCGCCCATAAGAGCAGCACTACCAATAGCATCGCGGTGCCATTGAGGTATTCGTACTCCATGTTTAAACACCTACCTTTGTGATGGTGATTTTTTGCTGGTTGTTTTCTAGCGCTGCTTTGATTTGGGCAAGTTCTGCCAAGTCTTTGGCTTTGCTCGTGCTGAGATAGTTGCCTGCCTTGCTGTAGATATAGAACTCAATCATGGTTCCAGTCCTTTCGTTTAAACGCTCACGGTATTTCCGTGGCGTTCGTGCCTGCCGAGGGGATTGCACCCTCGCTTAGCCCACTAGGGGCAGGCTGCCCTGCTATCTATTAAGACCCTCTGCGCGATTCTTGAGCCAATCGCCAGTTGAGGCGTTTAAACTGCCTAGACCTACCAAGGCATCCAGCAATATGTGGCACTCATTAACGCTGCGATAGATTCCACGCTCATGGCTCCAAGGGCTGAGTCCAGTCATGTCTAGGGCGTTTAAACCCTTGTTGGCGGTTGCATCTATGAAAGCGCTGATGAATTGGCTCCATGCGATTGCTTTTACACCGTTAAGGGTGCCTTGGTGCAGGCGTGCCTCCACGGTGCCATGGCGGTGCATAGATTCTAGATTGAGGCTGACATAGCGGTTTTGGTTCCATGCGCCTCTGCTGCCATTGCTGCTATAACTTGCCTGCTCCGTGGCATGTGCCTCGCCTAGAACTTTGCAATAGCGATTGTTTAAACGGGATGGTGCAACTAGCGCTGCAATCGCGTGATGCGCTGCGTACCAATTCAAAACTAGATTGGCGAGATTGGTTGCAGGCGTGCGGTTAGATTCAGGTGTTGCCAAGGATTGGATTCCAATGTGGACATGGAAGCCCGTGGCACGGTCAACCCGTGCGCCATCTGCTTTGAGCGCTTTGGTTACTTTATGCGCCTCATTGAGGCGAGGGGTGGTAAGTATTGGCGAGATGACCTCTGCGCCATTTTGCACGCTGCCATCATATTTTGATGACCAAGTGCCATCGCCTGCATCGCACTCAATGCCTGCTCTGTTTAAACAATTTGATGCCATTTGAGGGCTCAAACCTTGGATTTCAAACTCCATGCCAAAAGTGATGCTCATGATTATTTGACCTCTTTCATGGCTTGATTGCATGCAGGGCAGATTGGGCTGCCATAGGTGATAAGCGTGGAGCGGGAGATTCTTGCAATGTAACCGTCTACCTCGCAAAGAACTTTGCGTAGACGGGTGGTTTGCTTTGGTTTTGCAACCTCTGCAACCGTGATGCCTTGAGTCATTTTCTTGCCTCCAGTCTGTGAGTGGCGCGGTGCCACGGGCTGATTGTTGCATCTTTGGCGTTTAAACTCAAGCATCTCAAAAGTCATTATTTGACGCTGCTTTTTGAGGGGTTTAAACACTTTGATTATCTGCCATGGCTTGAGATGGGCTGCGTGTTTAAACTATGGGCTGTAAGTTACCAGCGAGTAACCATGAGCAAAGCATTATTTTACGCTATGTTTTTGCATCTTAAGATATTGGGCATGTGAGATGGCTTGCTATTTTAACTGCTTTTTTGAGGTTACTCATCGGTAACTTATGAGCCTCTGCCTGCCCTTTGCGATTGATGCAGTGCAGGCGGAACGGGTGCAGAGCCTGCATCGTTTAAACACGGGGCGCGGGGCGATATGTGCAGAGCGGGGGCGCTATCAATGCAGAGTAAGCGCCTCCACCCGCGCCAGTGCTGCTAGTGGGAGCGTGAGCAGTGCAGCATTGCAGCGTGCAGGGTTTAAACACTATGCAGAGAGCGGGTGCGCGATGCAAAATCGCACCCCAGGGTTTTTAAAAACGCGGCGTGTGTATGTGTATGTATCTACTTACATAACTTTGCTAGTCCTCGCCCCCCATAAATGTGGCTCTGACCTGCACTTTTGCTGATTTACTATAAATGTGGCGTAAATCACATGCCCAAAAGTGTCCGCTAAGGACCTTTTGGACACCTATAGTATTAGTGAGGAGGCAAAATTATCGGAGCCTCCGAACACTTAACTGCGACCCTATGGGTCGCCCTAGTAGAAGCCCTAACCTTCGGCTTCGTTTAGACTACGCCTTCGGTTAGGAGTTTAGCCCCAAGACTCCAAATACCCCGTCTTGGGAGATGCTATGGAAAGAAAACGAACTACCTCTGCTTCGCATCAAAGTGATGCTATCAAGAAGCAAGTTATTGATTTTTTAATGCAGGGCTACTCTGTCCAGCGTGCTATGGATGCCGTAGGCAGGTCTGTTAAGACCTATGAGTACTACCGAAAGGTAGATACTGCCTTTGCCACTGCTGTGGACAAAGTACGCTCTATGACTGCTCGTGGCGAAATAGGCGGTGTACGAGGGGAAGTACCACCCTTCCCTGAGTTTTCAGAAAAGTATCTAGGCACTCAGGTATTTACACACCAACGCCATTGGATAGATTTATTAGAAGGTAGGCAGCCTACGGATATACACCCTGCCATAACCTATGAACAGGGCGCTCCAGATTTATTAATCGTTAACACCCCTCCAGAACACGCAAAGTCTACAACCATCACGGTTAACTATGCGGTCTATCGGATTTGCCAGAACCCAAACATCAGAATCATGATTGTGTCTAAGACACAGGCTATGGCGCAAAAGTTCCTGCTCTCCATTAAGAACAGACTAACACATCCTAAGTATCAGGACTTACAACTAACCTTTGGACCTCCAGGTGGTTTTGAAAAGAATTCTGATTCATGGAAGCAGGACTTAATTTACCTCTCCTCAGAGGCTCGTGACTCAGGAGAAAAAGACCCTACCGTACAGGCTGTCGGTATTAGGGGTCATATCTATGGCGCTCGTGCTGACTTAATCATCATGGATGACTGCGTGGATAACACCAATGCCCATGAGTATGAGAAACAGATTGATTGGATTCAATCCGAGGTTATGTCCCGTATTGATGATAACGGCGGCAAACTTCTTATCATAGGCACTCGCCTACGCCCTAAAGATTTATACTCCGAGGTACGCGACCCTATGCGCTACCCAGATGAGAATTCGCCTTGGACTTACTTTGCACAACCTGCAGTACTTGAATTTAATGAGGACCCCTCTAAGTGGGTAACCCTCTGGGCTAAGACCAACATGGCTCCAGTATCTGGAGTAGGTAGCCCTGATGCAGATGGCTTATATCGCAAGTGGGATGGTCATGCTTTAAATAAAAAGCGCAGCCGTCTATCACCAAATCTTTGGGCTATGGTCTATCAGCAACAACAAGTACATGAAGATTCAGCATTTCCATCTGATGCCATCAAAGGCGTTATTAATGGCGCTAGAAATGTAGGGCGCATACCAAAAGGTAAAGCAGGCGTAAGACCTAATGGCATGGATGGACTTATTGTTATTGCTGGCTTAGACCCTGCAGGTAGCGGTTACACCGCAGCCGTATGTCTAGCCATTGATATTTCTACTCAGAAACGATACCTGATAGATGTGTCAAATAAACCAGGCATGAAGCCAGATGAGATTAGAAGTTTAATCAAAGACTGGACTGATGACTACAAAATTTCTGAGTGGCGTATTGAAAAAAATGCTTTTCAAACAATGTTAACTCAGGACCGTGAGGTACGCGAATACCTTTCGTCACGGGGTGCGACCCTAAGAGAACATCATACGGGTCAAAACAAATGGGACACGAACTTCGGAGTTGCATCCCTGACGACACTATTCCATGGTTGGGAAGATGGAGATGCACTCATTGAGTTCCCATCAACTCACGCCTCAGAAGGTATTAAAAGTTTAATTGAACAACTCATCACTTGGTATCCAGATTCTCCAAAATCACAAAAGACCGATACCGTGATGGCGTTTTGGTTTGCTGAACTTGGCTGTCGTGACCGTGTTGCTAATGCAAGAACCTTTGCTCGTACACATAACAGTTTAAATATGTTTCATACTCCATACGACAAATCAAAGCAATACACCGTATCACTAAGCGACATCTATTAGAACAGGAGGTGGGTGTGCCACTCTCGCTAGACGAAATTAAAGATAATTATGACCGTTACCGTCAAATGTATTCTGACCGTGACACCCGCATGGAACAAGTACTTCTTGTTCGTAAGGGTCGCATGCGCGATGTTTTCCCAGATTTATTCCCAGATGGACCATTTGAGAATCCAATCGTTGCAAACATGGTGGATATATCGGCTCGTGATTTATCTGAAGTTATAGCGCCACTACCCGCATTTAACTGTAATTCCCCATCTATGGTGTCTGAAAAAGAACGCAAGAAAGCCGATAAGCGAGAAGAAATCGTTAACGGCATTATTGATTTCTCAGACATGCAAACTCAAATGTTTAACGCAGCAGACCGTTATGTAACCTATGGTTTCGTACCTGCTCAAGTTGAAGTTGATTTAGAACACAACATGCCACGCATCCGTTTCTTAGATTCTTATGGATGCTATCCAATCATTGATAGATTTGGAAAAGTACATGGCATGTACCAAAGAATTAAAAAGTCATTAGCAGAACTAATGAGCGCATACCCAGAGTATGCCCATCTACTATATGACAAAGACTCAACTGCTTCTATGATGGAGATTGTTCGCTATCATGACAAAGACCAAGACATCATCTTTGTTCCATCAAGAAACAATATTGTTATTGACCGTGCGCCTAATCCAATTGGCGAGTGTCTTATACGCGTTGTTCAGCGACCATCCTTAGATGGTCAAGCGCGGGGTCAATTTGACGATGTTCTTGCAATTCAAGTTGCAAAGGCTCGTTACGCACTTCTATCGCTTGAGGCTGCTACTAAAGCAGTTCAAGCCCCCCTTGTAGCCCCTCAAGATGTAAATGAGTTAGCCTTTGGACCAGATGCTGTTATTAGAACTGACAGACCTGGCGATGTTCGCAGATTGCCTATTGAGATACCAGCAGGTGCTTTTGCACAACAGCAGGTACTTGAGGGAGAACTTCGTCTAGGTTCTCGCTATCCTGAATCTCGTACAGGAAACATTGATGCCTCTATCGTTACAGGTCGTGGCGTACAAGCCCTTATGGGTGGCTTTGATACACAAATCAAAACAGCCCATGCAATGTTTGCCCGTGCCTTTGTAGAACTTCTTAGCCTTGCACTTAAGATTGATGAAAAAGTTTTTGATACTATGGAAAAAGAACTCCGTGGTACACGCAATGGAGTTCCATACGCAATTAAATATAAACCATCACGCGACATTGACGGTGACTACACTGTTGATGTTCAGTATGGTTTGATGGCAGGACTTGACCCAAACCGTGCATTGGTCTTTGGTCTACAGGCTCGTGGAGATAAACTAATCTCTCGTGACTTCCTACGCCGTCAGATGCCTTTCTCCTTCAATGCAACCCAAGAAGAAGAAAAAGTTGATACCGAAGATTTACGCGATGCAATGAAACAAGCAATCGCATCTTATGCACAAGCAATTCCAGCGCTTGCTTCACAGGGACAAGACCCATCAGATATTTTGTATAAATTATCTACCGTCATAAATGAACGCCAAAAAGGTGCCTCTATTGAAAGAGCAGTATCTGATGCGTTCCAGCCTCAGAATCCCCCACCTGGTGCGATGACCCCTGAAGTAGTAAGTCCCGACATGATTGGGCAACCAGGTGCGGTCCCTCCAGGTGAGGGCGAACTTCCTATGGGTATGTCTGCAACAGGTCGTATGCAAGGTGTAGCACCTGGACAAATTGCTCCTGGTGGTAGACCTGATGTTCAATCGCTTTTAGCAAGTTTAACTCAAAGAGGTGAACCTAATCTTCAGGCTTCCCTCGTAAGACGACTACCAGTTGCGTAGGGAGGTGACGATATGAAGAAAATGAAGAAGGCAGCAGGCAAGAAGCCAGCAAACCAAGGTTCAGCAGGAAAGCCAAATGTAGCAAAGCCAATGCTTGCTAAGAAGGCATCCTCAAAGGGTGGCAAGACATATTTCTCAAGCAATCCAAGCGGAACTCGCGGTTCACGCAGCAAGTAATTTAAGAACCTGAGCATGTTTTAAAACTGCTCAATAAAATTTAAATCCGAACTTAAGTGGGAGGGAAAGTGGCAAAAGAAGCAAAAAATAATTTCCAAGTATCTGGCACAGGCGGTGCTGGAACTAGCGGACAACCTGCGCGATATGCAGCAGGTATAGACAATGCGGAAGATTTTTATGAAATGCAAACTGCCGCAAAAATGCAAGGTCAAAATCCTGCATTTTCAAATGTGCCATCCCCATCCAGCCAACGCCCATTTAGAGGCGATAGCGCTCAACCACTTGTGCCACTAAATGCTGGAACACAAAGATTAGACGAAGATGTACGCACTGGGGCAACCATGGGAACAGAAGCCATGTATGCCAATGATGCTACAGCCACAGGAGAAGATGCTGACCGCATGCGTGCAGCGCTTCCATATCTATCAATAATGGCAGAACTTCCACAAACTTCTAATGCTTTCCGAAACTATGTTAGGTATTTAAAAAGCGTATTATGAGTTTTAGCGAAACGCTTGGTAATGCAGCCAAGAAACTATCAGGAAATGGATTTGCCAACGAGATTGGCTTACCAACTTTATTGTTTGACCTTGCTACTGTTTCGTCAAACGATAAAAACTGGGTTTCTGATGCGTTTAACATAGCAGGAGATACATTTCGCTCTACAGTTTTAGCAGCATCTTATCCAATTCGCAAACCAGTAGGGTTTGCTTTCAATAAAGTTTTAATGCCAACAGCAATGCTTTCTTACGAAACTGGTGGTAGATACCTTCGTGAGCCATTATCTGCAGCAGTAACAGCCCTTGCTACTGGTGATACAAAAAAGTCATGGGAAAACCGTGACCAAATTTCTCCAGGTCAAGCAATCTCATATTTAACAGCAAAATTAACTCCAGGCACAGAATCTTTCCGTGGCGATTTTGATATTTTTAATGCAAAAGACCGTGAGATATTTCAAACTGATTGGGCAGCACGCACACTCAGTGGTTCTATTGACACATTTTTTACCACAGTAACAGACCCACTTGGCAAGTTTGCTAAAGGCGTTGGTCTTGCTCGTAAGGCATTAGTAACTCGCCCTA